GTAAATGAAAAAATGGAAGTTATCGACGGGCAACATCGTCTTTATTACTTGAGAAAACATAGAAAACCAGTGCGCTACATAATTGATCCAACCGCTAATTTCAAGACAGTAATTTCGATGAATACATCAGCTGTCAATTGGGCATTACAAGATTATGTGTATTCGTTTGCTTTAGAGGGAGATCCTGAATTTGTTAAATTAGCTAAATTTTTAGACGAGAACGAATTGCTTAGTGACAAGATGGTAATCGTAGCTGGTTCAGGAAGACGTGATGGTACGGCAGCACACGTAGTCAAAAAATTAAAAAAAGGCGATTATGTATTTTCAAACGAAAAACAGTTAAGAGAATTTTGTAAGTTCTACGAACGCGTTTTAAACGAAACAAAACTACCTAACAAACCATTTTTACAATCTGTTTTATGGACTTTGTACACAACATCTGTTTTTGACGAAAATAGAATGTTGACACAATTGAAAAAATCGGATTTGACGTCAGAAGATATCGAAGGATTTGCAAAGAAAAAATTGCTATTAACTTTTTTAGAGCTATACAACGGAAGATGGAGTGACGATCATCCTTCTTTAATTCAATACTTCATCAACAGAAAAGGTTCATTAACAATCCCTAGTTTGCCTAAACAGGATGAAGATAATTAAGAAAGAGAGGAAATTGCCATGCCTAAAACAGAAATTACTTATAAGCCGGTTGATGTGGACGAAAAAGCCACGCATGGTGATTACAAACATCTTTGTCAGAGGTGGGAAGGGTTGACTCCAGGGACTGCAAAAGTCTGGGCAGGTGAAATGCGAGAACATCCAGACTTCAAGCAGTTCATCGATAATCCAACTCATAAAATTGTATTTATCGATTACGAAGGATTTCGCATGTTCGTCAAATGGAAAAGTCGTAATCGCTATCGTGCGAAGAAAGAAACTTTATCAGAAATGCTTGAGAATATGAAAAAAGAAAAAATGTTAGGAGTATAAAAATGTTTGAACCACCATTAATTAATCAGCTTTTAGGAACAGGCGCAGTGATTTTGGGATTTATCAGCGCAGGGATTCTAGTTCATCAGTTAGAAAAGCAAAAAGAGGAAGAAAGACGATTGCAAGAAGAGTATGATACGCAAGTGATTAGAGCTTGTAATGAAATCCTTGAAATGGGTCGTGAGATTGAGCGTGAGGAGATTCGTAAGAATATCCGTCGGGAGTTCAAGGGCTTTACGTTTGATAATGAACCGCCTCAAGGATTGCGACCTGAGCCATTAGCCTTGCCAGAACCACGAAGCGCACGCTATGCAAAGTATTTGGGATAGATCAAAGGAGGCGCTAATGACTAGAATTGAACTTGAAAACCGTGTATGGCTTTTGGCCAACCATGAAGAAAAAAACGAATTGCTGGATCTTGGACTAACATCCAAGGCCAGATATGTGAAGCGAGTGCTGGAACTTGGAAAGGTGTATGCTCATGTTTGATTATGACAGAGATATGATGCAACCGCCTGAAGAACGAGAAGAACTTGACCCAAGCCAATACATCTATATTGGATGTGGGCAGTATCGATACGTGGGTGATGAAATATGATTCAGGAACTACTTGCAGAAATCGACAACTGGCGAGCTGATTATATGCATCTTGGAATTGAGCTCGGAGAAATCATCAACAACCAACAGGATATTATTTTGAAATTGCAAAACGAAAATAGACGCATAAAGCGTGAAAATTGGAATCTTAAGAAGACGAAAGGAAGAAAGAAATGAAAAAACGATTGTATTACAAAAAATGGAAACAAGAACTTAGAGATGAAATGAAGGCAGAAACTGACGGCGAGTATCTAACCGAGAAAATGGTTAGAAAAATGAGTATTAACGACATGTTACATTATTTTCGAAAATTAGCATTAGAAGATGCTGGATACTGTGGGACAATGTTTAATTACTAAAAGAAAGATGGGAATAAAATGAGTTACGAACTAACACAAAAACAAATTACATCACCAGTTGCAGCACGCATTGGAGAAATGCAAAACGAGGGACTAATAATTGCTTCAAATTACAGTGTCAGCAATGCACTTAGTTCAGCATATTATGCTCTAAAAAATTCCAGCAGTGGGAATTTGCTCCAGATGTGCACTCAAGATAGTATCTACAATGCACTCCTTGACATGGTAACTCAAGGGCTTAGCCCAGCAAAGACTCAGTGCTATTTTATCCCTTACGGAAATACTGTTAAGTTGACTAGGTCATATTTTGGCACTATGAAAGTTGTTAAGCAATTACCAGAAGTGAAAGATATTTATGCAGAAGTTATCTATGAGGGTGACAAATTCCAAATTAAGAACGAAAACGGTCGGAAAGTTTTTGTTAGCCATGAAACGGATTGGGTTAATGCAGACAATCCAATTGCAGGAGCTTATTGCATTATCGAAAAAGAGGATGGGGAGAAAATCCTGACTGTTATGACCAAAAAAGAAATTGACAAGTCTTGGGCACAAGCAAAAACAAAGAATGTTCAGAATAATTTTCCTCAAGAAATGGCAAAGAGAACAGTAATCAATCGTGCAGCGAAACAGTTCTTTAATACTAGTGATGATAATGATTTATTTATTGATGCTGTGAACCGTACTACAGAAAATGAGTATGATAACGAGCGCCAAATGAAAGAAGCTGAACCAGTGAGAGAAGAAGCTGAAACGTTAGACGACATTTTAAAAGCTCCTAGCAAGCCCACAGAGGGCGACAACGTGATGGACGGAGAATTTGCCGAAGAAACTAAAACACCCCCAAAAACGGCTGAAAAAACGGCAAATCCTGACGAGTTAGCTTCTACCGAATACCCAGCAGATGAAATTCCAGATTTTGATCAAGAAACGGGCGAAGTTTTGGAAGAGATAAGTTTCTTTGAGGGAAACACGACCAACATTAAGGAGTAGGCTATGGAAGAACTAACACAAGAGAACTACTACCAGGACACAAGTTACTTGACTAACTCACGGTTCAAACGCTATCAGCAATGCCAAGCCAAGGCCTTTGCTTTGGACAGTGGGCAATGGACTGAGGAGAGAGATGAAACCCCTCTTCTCCTCGGAAATTATGTTCACAGTTACTTTGAAAGTCCAGAAGCACATCAGCAGTTCATGGATGAAAATGGTGACAAGTTACTAGCTAAGACTGGAAAGAACAAAGGAAATCTAAAATCTGATTTTGTAATCGGCGATAAGATGATTGCAAGTTTAAAGGATGACGATGGATTTAATCATTTGTATCATGGTTATCCATCGGATGAAGTTCAAAAAGAATTGATTGTCTATGGCGAAATTGAAGGCGTACCAGTCAAAGGGAAGCTGGATAGCGTGAATCTAAGTCGTGGTTATTTCGTGGATTTGAAGACCATGAAGTCCATCTACGCTGAAGAATGGAGCGCAGAACTTAAAAAGAAAGTTCCTGCAGCAGTTAACAATATTCTTAACTTTGGATATCATGGCCAACTCGGTCTATATCGTGAGTTGCTGAAACAAATGACTGGGAATGATTTTAGACCATACATTGTAGCGGTCAGCAAGGAAAATGTGCCAGATCGTGACATTTTGAAAATCGATGATGAATGGCTTGAAGAAGGTTTAGACAAAATCAAGTCTGAAATTGTCGAAGTTTGGGATGTTATCCAAGGTCAGAAAGAACCTAAAAAATGTGGTCATTGCGATTATTGCAGAAGTCAGAAAAGACTGAATGCAGTAGTTAGCTTGAATGATTTGATTGAAAGTAATTATTAAGTTTGAAAAACCAACTATTTCCATTTTGGAAACAACTCAAAAACCAACAAGCCGTGCATTCTTGTAAAACTGCGAACTAGAAAACGTCAGTAAAGGTCATGTGATCTTGGACGAATGACGCAAAGAATTTCACTCACGCTTGCCTCGCTCACAAATTGGCAGGCGTGGGATTTTGGTAGGAAGTATGAACAAAAAGACATGAAAGAACGATTGATTTTAGAGATAGAACCCAAACCACAATCAAGACCAAGATTTGCGAAACGTGGGAATTTCGTTAAAGCATACGAAGAACAGGATATGAAAGTCTGGCGTGATTACTGCCAATTATTGATTGCTAATCAGTATGCTGGTAAGTCTATGCTTAAGGGTGCGCTGAAGGCACGGATTAGATTTTACATCAAACCGCCTCAGTATATTTCTAAGGTCAAGAAAAACCAGCAAGCGCTACTGGATGAAGTTATGCCAGTAGACAAGAAACCTGATATTGATAATTATGAAAAAGCACTATATGACAGCATGTCAGGGATAGTGTTTAAGGATGATGGGCAGATAGCTATGCACAATGTAGGCAAATTTTACAGTCTGAATCCTAGAATTGAAGTAGAAATTGAGGAAATAAAGGAGTTGAAAGATGAAAGTACAGCGATTGATTGAGAAGTATGAAGAGTTATATGAAAATGTATTTGATTTTGGAGCAAAATTAGCTTGTCAGCTAATTTTACAAGACTTGGAACAACTAGACGAACTAGAAACAGGTCACGCAGACGAAGCACCTCGTTATCTCAAGAACATACTAGCAAGATTACGAGAACTGCCAGACCATGATCGTGAAGTTTGGCTAAAGGCTATCATGGGTGAATTTAAGGAAGATTTCAGTCATGTGAAATGGCGTGAAGGCTACGAACAAGGAAAATTTGAGGGAGAATGGGTTGGCAATCAATTGAAGGATGCTGATAAGGTTCGACGTGAGTTGAATCAAGTAAGGGTTCCGCAGTTTGTGGCGGATTGGATTGAAAATTCAAAACAAGAAAAACGTAATCTACGTAATGCTCTCAATAACGGAAGCGAAAAAATGCGTTTGTGGCTTCTTGACCAAGAGAATTATGATCTATTCGCCCGTGCATGGCTTGACGGCTACGAGGTCGAGAAAGAGAAGCGGTATCTTGTGAAGATGAAAGGTATTGATACTAATTTTAATTTTTTAAATCGTTACAGAAACGAAAACTACTGGATATTTTCAAGCAAAGACAAAAATACTTTATATCAAACACATCACACCCGAAAAGAACTCGAAGAAGCGGACTTCGGCTGGGTGTTCGATTGTCCAGGGATTGAAGTTGAGGAGGTGGAAGGATGATTATTAAGAATTATAAATACGATCATTCAAGTGGCAGAATCTGCTACACAATTGATGTAGACGGCTATGAAGTAGCCATGGAACACACAAAGACAGAGTACGGAAGTGTACAAAGAAATGATATTGATGATTTCTTGGTTTCAGTAGAGAATTACGACTTTCAAGAAGCTGAAATGGTCGAAGAATTTGTTGATTTTCAAAGCCATCTGCTTATGTATGGAATTGATTTTGAATTGAGAAATGAGGTGGAGTGATGGCTAAAATCATGGTACCTAAATACGTTGGGGAATACATAGATGAAGCTAAAAATTGGAAGTTGTGCTTGGACGACGCTATAGAATTATTAAAACAAGGGACAGCGAGTCCAAAAACCAGGGAATGGCTCTTCAAGTATAAAAATATGGGTGCTTTCGCCCGAGCGTGGTTAGATGGATTTCAGCTACCAGGCGAAATACAATTGCCTGAAGGAGAGACAGAACTGGAGTACTACGAACGAATACTTAAAATGCTACCACTATATCCAAATCCTCTTTTGACACATGCCATGGCTTATGTTAGTACCAAAATTGACCGATTGAAAGAAGCTGAGAGACGAAAAAATGAGCTGGATATTGTTTTGGAGGTGGAGTGATGGAAGATGTGCAAAATATTTTAGAGACACAATTGATTTTAGGCAAGCAAGTTTTAGAGATTGTATTGGATTTGCTAAAAAGTGACTCAAAAGCAGGGGCAGTTTTGCCTTTAAATATAAATGGTCGGGATTTTACTATCACAGTTGAGAAGGAGGTCACAGAATGAAACGATTCATAGCTATCTGGATTTTATTGTCTGCTGGATTGAACATCTGGCAGATGGACAGGATTCGAGATTTGGAAGAGAAGAAGCCTATGGTTATCTACAAGACGGATAACGCAGGCGCTGAGATATTCGGTAAGGTCGTCGAGAAAGGACGACATGGCAAGTTGTATACAGTAACTATCAGAGATTATGGGATTTTTGTAGTTACTAGAGAGCAGTTTGAGAAAATCAGAATAGGGGACGAGGTGATGTTATGACAACAAACATGGAACTATTAGCGCATCATGTTGAGCATTGGGCGAAAGAGCGAGGGCTAGACAATCCAGACAACAGCACGGCTCAGGCATTGAAGTTATTTGAAGAAGCAGGCGAACTGGCGCAGGCGCATCTCAAGAAACGAGATGATGAGGGCAAGGATGCCGTGGGTGATATTTTGGTAGTGTTGACCATCTACTGTCAGCAGAAAGGTTGGTCTATCGCTGAGTGCTTCCAGATGGCTTGGAATGAGATTAAAGACCGCAAGGGTAAGATGGTAGACGGTAGCTTTGTGAAAGAGGAGGATTTATAAAATGAAAAAAATAGGTATTGTTTTAGGTGCTGTATTTGTAATCGTTGTATCGCCATTCGTTGTTCAGTATGGATGGAATGAAATTATCACAACGATTGTTCCAGTTGGTAAAATTACAGTCTGGCAAGCTTTAGGGATGGATGCACTACTATCTTTTATCTGGCCTGTGTTATCTAGCAAAAAAGAATCTGAAGAGGATTATTCGTATGCTGTAAGAAGTAGTATTTCAAAAATCATTACATGTGCATTTTTGATATGGTTAGCTAGTTTATTCATCTAAGGAGGATTTAGCATGATACCAAGATATAGAGCGTGGGATGTGTTAGCAGAAAAAATGATTGATGAAATACTGATGATTTCATTTGTCAGAAAAGAAATCATAGGGAAGTTTAGAGATGGCTCTACATCTGTTCCGTTAAAATTTGAAGATAAGCGAAACGGGGAAGATGTTATCCTCATGCAATCAACAGGGCTCAAAGATAAGAACGGTAAGGAAATCTTTGAGGGGGACATTGTACGAACTACTAGATTTTTGGGTAGAGCTGATGAAATTGGCGGTTTCTATGAATATGAGAAAGATTATGTAGGAGTTGTAAAGGTTCTTGAAGGGTCTTGGGTTATTGATACTGGCATTGTCGCAGTGCGTTTGTGGTCTGAAATTGATGAATCTGAAGTGCTTGGCAACATCTATGAAAATCCAGAGCTTTTGGAGGATGAATAATGAACTACGAACAAAGATTGACTGATAAACGAAGACAAAGATTCGCATTTATGTTAAGGCAAAAACGAAAAGACAATAAGATTACTTTGAAAGAATTAGGAAATAAGCTAGGCTATTCAACTGCAACAATCTCAAATTGGGAGAATTTAAAAGCCGTACCTGATATGTACAATGTTGAAGACGTAGCGACTTATTTCAATCTGCCGATAAATGTCCTTGTCGGGGAAAAATAAAAAAGCCAAGGCACTCTCTGCCTCAGCTATAATCTCAATAATATTATTATATCACAAAGGAGACAGAGAGTGAACAAGGCTAAAGAGCTATTGAAAGAATTACAAGACCTTGACATGGACATCCAAAGCCGTATAGATGAAATCAATGAGCTTGAGGCAGGTTTGCTCTCAAGTCCTAAGTGGTCAGGTGTCAAAGTCCAAGGTGGACAGACTAGAAGAGTTGATGATGTCTATACTCAGCTGGTGGTGATGAAAGAGGCTATAGAGCAGGATACTAAAGTGGTCATTAACAGAAAACTTGAATTAGGTCGAATGATCAATAAGTTAACAAATCCGAAGTATCGGACAATTTTGAGAATGGCTTACATTACTAAGATGTATGTTGATGATATTTGTGACAAAATGGAAATCAGCAGAACAACTTTCTACACTTGGCGGAATATGGCTATCTCTGAACTGAATGAGGTTTTGGAGAGAATGGAACTAAATTGAACTTTACAAAACCGTACGGGAAAAAATGATACTTGTTAGCACAGTTTTGTAATTCTGATAGAATGGTAGTGTCAAGAATTGAAAAGAGAGGTCTCAGAATTTGGTAGATGGTTACCTGAAATCAGGGTGTCGTAAAGGCATTGAGGGGTCAAGTCCCTCCCTCTATTTCGTTCATTGACGTCTCCTTTATATTTTTCATTTTATTTCCGAGACTTCGGTCTCTTAGACAGTAAGGACAGGTTAGCAGGTTGTTTGGGTCTCCTTAATTTTTTACCAAACGTGCGTTTTACTGCTAGACCAGTTGGTTCGATTCCAGCTACTGTCATTTGAGTGTTTGTGTTCCAGAATGGGGTAAGCAGTAGGCTTAGCATTCATATATCACTCATTAACTTTAAAATGGTTGCAGCAGCGACCGAACCTCGCATGGTTGCGTAGCTAATTATATTCCGGATAAGTTATAAGCTAGAGGGTTTGATTCCCTCAGAGGTTGTAAAGACTACAAAAAAATAAATCAGAAAATTTATTTCTAATTAACATGCAAGGTTGTAGTCGTCTTGCAGGAAGGTCGCACATTGTGTGGCTTTTTTTGATTATTTAAAAGGTGGTGATGGAAAATTGAGTGGATTGAGAATAAAACAAAAGAGATTTGCAGATGAGTACATCATCTCAGGCAATGCGACGGAAGCTTATAAGAAAGCAGGTTATCGTGCTTCTAGTGATAGGGTGGCAGGTGTCGAAGGACATAAGTTACTAAAGAATCCTAAGATTAAAAGCTATATAGATGAACGACTGAAACAACTTGATTCTGAGAAAATTGCAGATCAGCAAGAAGTCCTTAGTTATCTAACTTCAGTCATGCGAGGAGAGACGCAAGAACAGACCTTGATAAGCATAGGAGAATTAGGCCAAACGATTACGGATATCGATGTCGGAGCGAAGGATAGAATCAAGGCAGCCGAACTTTTAGGAAAACGGCATAGGCTTTGGACAGACAAAGTAGAAGCTGACATTTCTGGAACGGTGGTGTTTGCGAATGAGTCAGACATACCAGATTAAACAGAACGATATTGTTGTTGACCTACCTAAGACAGTTGGCGGGGGGTACGGACAGTTCTGGCGTTCAAGAAATCTTTATCGTGTAGTCAAAGGGTCCCGTGGTTCGAAGAAGTCCAAGACAACCGCTTTAAATTATGTTGTCCGTCTTTTGAAATATCCCTGGGCTAACTTACTTGTTATTCGTAGATATTCGAATACGAACAAGCAATCAACCTATACAGATTTTAAATGGGCGTGCAATGTGTTGGGTGTAACTCATTTGTTTAAATTCAACGAGTCTTTACCTGAAATAACTATAAAAGCGACTGGTCAAAAAATTCTATTCCGTGGTTTGGATGATGAACTCAAAATCACATCTATTACAGTTGACGTTGGTAGTCTTTGTTTTGCATGGTTTGAGGAAGCGTACCAAATTGAGACTGAAGATAAGTTCAGTACAGTAGTTGAATCCATCCGTGGTAGCTTAGACGTACCCGATTTCTTTAAACAAATCACAGTCACATTTAACCCGTGGAACGAAAGGCACTGGCTCAAGCGTGTGTTCTTTGATGAAGAGACGAGACGGGCTGATACGCTATCGCTCACGACCACTTATAAATGCAATGAGTGGCTTGATGAAGTCGATATCAAACGCTATGAGGATTTGTATCATACGAACCCAAGACGGGCTAGAATCGTTTGTGATGGCGAATGGGGAGTTGCTGAAGGTTTAATCTATGAAAACGTGACTGTCAAGGAGTTCAATAAAGATGAATTATTACAAGATTCAGCTAATAAATTATGTATCGGTCTTGACTTTGGTTTCACTCACGATCCAACCGCTTTGTGTTGCTCGCTCATAAACGATACGACAAAAGAGATACATATTTTTGATGAAGCGTATAAAGTCGGTCTGATAACTAAAGAGGTCGCTAAGATGATAAAAGATAAAGGGTATCATCGCTCGACAATCATCGCAGATAGCGCAGAGTCACGGCTGATTGAAGAGCTCAGGTCAGAGCATGGCATATCTAGAATAAAAGAGAGTCGGAAAGGTAAGGATAGTATCATGGCAGGCGTGTCCAAATTACAAGGATACGCTATTTATGTACATCCGAGTTGTGAACATATCATGGATGAATTTTATAGCTACTGCTACCAGCGTGACAAAGAAGGTAATTGGTTGAACAAACCAGAAGATAAAAATAACCACTTGATGGATGCGTTACGTTATAGCCTTCAATGTATCGAAGGTGGGAAAGCAACCGTCCGCAGACGTTCTGATTATGGTCTATAGAGAGGAAAGATATGTACCAATATTTAACCTATCCACGAGATGGATATGATGAGGGTTCTTTGAAGAAAGACCTGATTTACAAATTGATAACGAAACATAGTACTGAAGGTTCACATTTGAAGAAGCTTAAAAGCTACTACCTGGGTGAGCATGCTATCTTAGATCACAAGAGACGCAACGAGAATGCGCCTAATTATAAGACAGTGGCCAATCATGCCAAGGATATCGCAGACACGGCTACAGGCTATTTTATGGGCAATCCTATCAAGTACAATAACACTGCTGAAGGTGACATCAATGAACTACTTACAGCTTTTGATGGCGCTGAGATTGACCAAGTAGATGCGCAGAATGCTTTGAACATGGCTATCTATGGTCGTGCTTATGAGTACATCTATGCTAAAGAGGGATTGACTGAGTTGGACTCAACTAGTATTGATCCAGAAAATACTTTCATGGTCTACGATGATAGCATTGAGCGGAAGCCCTTGTTTGCGGTCTACTACTATCAAGTCAAAGATGATACGAAAGATACTACTAAGTACCAGGCAGAGGTCTTTACTGAGAATCTGCATTATCACATGGTGCTGAGAAGTACAGATTCAGGAAAATCTCAGATTGAAGAGGCAACACCTCATAACCTTGGTCAAATCCCGATTATCGAGTATCGCAACAATCACTTTGCGATTGGCGATTACGAGCAACAGATTAGCTTGATTGATGCTTATAATTCCTTGATGGGTAACCGTGTTAATGACAAAGAGCAGGCAGTAGAGTCTATCCTTGTATTGTATGGTACGCAGTTAGCAGACACTCCAGAAGATGCCAAGGTAGCGATGAAGATTCTTTCTGAAGAAGGTCTTTTGGAATTGCCGGGTGATAGTGCACGAGCTGAGTTCTTGAAGAATACGCTGGACGAAAGCGCTACGGAAATCTTGCGTACGGCTCTGAAAGAGGATATCTACACATTCAGCCATGTTCCTAACCTGACTGATGAGAACTTCGCAGGCAATACGTCAGGCGTAGCCATGGAATTCAAGCTGATGGGCCTTGAGATGATTACCAAGACCAAGGAAGCGAATTACAAGCGTGGATTGCGCCAGCGTATTGCGATTTTCGCTCATTACTTAGGTATGAAACAGATTGCTTTAGAGTCTCATTCAATCGTTCCACAATTTAGCCGTGGATTGCCTAAGAACTTACTGGAAATCTCTCAGATTGTGAACAATCTTGAAGGTAAAGTGACCAATAGACAACTTATTTCTCTCTTGCCGTTTGTGGAAGATCCTGACGCTGAGCTGGAAGCCTTGGAAGAAGAAAAAAAGAAGAACATGGAAGATATGCCGATGTTTAACCAAGACAACACGAAACCCGAAGATGAGGTAGAGGATGAAGAATCAGGAGTATTGGGCGAAGAGGAAAGCCAATCTGATTTACCAGCAGATGGACAAGGCCGAAAAGCAAGCAGACCAGTTCGATAAGGTCTATCAGGAAGCTAAGACCTACTTGGATAAGGAAATCAATAAGATTTTCGATAAGTTCCAACGTGATTATGGTTTAAGTCAGGTAGATGCTAGACAAG